TCAACGTGAAGAACTTCCTATCGAAGTTAACGAAACACTTATCGTCGAATTGTACTCCAAATAATACATACAGTTCTACGAATGCACAAAGCACAGTACTTATGCGTATAGGTACTGTGCTTTTTCTTTTAAAATCATCTAAAATTTGTGTGCGTTGCTCAACCGTTGCACAACCTTAATTAAATGATGACGGTATTTTATTTACTTCTTCGATGTACTGCTCAATCGTTTTATGGGTATATACATCTGCAGTAATGTCTTTACTTTGGGTATGGCCAACGATAGCCTTTAGCACATAACGATCCATTCCATAATTACTGGCCAAGGTTACAAACGTATGTCTAGTATCGTGTGGCAAGTGGTCGGATATACCGACTTCTTTACAAAATCGTTTTATTGGCTTTCCTAGGTACTTTGACGTGTACCCTTGAGGGATAAGTGTATCAGATTTAGAAACGCTCGCCTTGGCGTAAATTTCGCGATAAAAAGGCATAACGCAGTCGGCAATAGGTATTAATCTATCCTTGCCGGCTTTTGTTTTTACACCACCAATGATATAGCGTTCCTCCAGGTGCACGTTTTCAAGTTTTATGGATAGTAGCTCTATTGGTCGCATACCGGAGTAGATATACATTAATAGGAGCTTGGCTATATCCATGTGAGCATGTTCCCATACGGTTTGAATTTCAGCCTCTGTAAATGGCTTATGGATGTCTGACTTCTCGGCCGGTTTTAATTCTAGGAGTGCTGCATAGTTCTTAACGATGATATCGTTTTTAATCGCAGACTCAAAGGCACCGTTCAAGCCTTTTAATATAATCGCTATAGATGAACGACTCAAATGGCTATTTTCATCGATTATGGCCTGTAGGTGCACGAGTTTAATTTCTTGTATAGGTTTATTCCAAATCGAGGTTAACTTTGCTTGTGCGGTCGAATATCCGCCTTTTTTGACATTTATTCCTTTTCGTTCTTTGTCAGCTATCATCCAACGCCAACATTCACTAAACAGTACCTTCTTCGTCTCGAACTTCTCTGGGTAGATACCATACTCTGATAAGGCGTCCCATGCTTCTTTTGATTTAGCATAATAGCCAATCGTCTTACGTTTACACTTGCCGGTCTCATCGTAGCCAATCGTTACGACTGCACGGTAAGGCTTGCGTAAGGGTTTATGTTTCATTTTGTAAACGGATCCAGAACCGTTTGCTCTTTTCATAGCCATTAATTTTATACCTCCTTGGTATAGTGATTAGCCTTAGAGGTATGCTATAATAATTGTGGAGTAAAAATAGAGTACCTCTAAGGTATGAAATTTTTAATAGCCCTCACTGCGGTGAGGGCTTATTTTTTTGTTAATTATGCTTATATACTAATTCATTTTCTTTATTGATGATATCCGCAATCTTTTCTGTAGTAATAGGGATTTCAATTTTATCACCATTGCCGTTGATAAACTTAATTGTATATGGTGCGTTAAGCACTACATTTTTAGGGAAAGCGTAATACACGACCGCATAGCTGTGTGGCATCGCGTCATAAATAACAGAGTTCATCTGTTCAGGCATAATGTACCTGCCGTCTTTCTCGATAAGTAATCGTTGCGATGGCACTTGTTGAGCTACAGTACCGGCTATTGGATTCTTAAGATGCATTGCATAAGTGGCAATATATACATAGTCATTGCTATTTACTACTGTACTCTTAAATGTTTCTCCAGGAAAGATTAGGCGCTCGTCTTTAGAGTAAGCAATGTACTTTGCGATTGTGCCAGGTGTAACTAATACAGCTGCACCGCCTGCACCGCTCCGGAGTTCAACACCGTAATTGACAGGATTTTCTAATTTGCGGTCTGTCTTATATGATTGGCCAACATTCCATATTTTGTTATAAGTGTCTGCTGTCACATCAATAAACTGAGCAAATGAAGTAGCCGCGGTCATGCTAAAAAGTGCTATTATAGGCAATAATTTACGTAATTTCATTTTTATATCTCCCTTAGTTATCAATGAAATGGTGATAAAATTCTATGTGTTCTAACTCTTCCTCGTTTAAAGATGACCTCCGCACCATCTCCTCAACTAAATTAACATGATGCTCTAAATAAAAATCATCATTCACAATATGAATTAATTCATGTTTAATTTCCTCCCTCATGCGATCGTGAGGGAGGTTTTTATTTATATAGATATTATGGGTATCTATATCTTCACATTCCTCCGACACGGCCCCTGCATGTGGCAAGTCGCAGTAAATCAAATTTACAACCAATATAACACTCTCCCTTGTGTATTATTTGTTTTTTAGTTTTAAAAACTCAATATATTCAACAGCTTTTTCTAAATCCTCCTTACTTATATCTTTAGCGGCAGAGAAGAGCATACGAGCTCCTGGACGTGTACGTAGGTATTCAGCAAATTCGGCAGCTTCACGGTCGGTGTAATAGCCTTCGGTATATTTCTCTACTAGTTCAGATTTAGGAACACCAAAATAGTTTGCCAATAGTTCAATTTTATCAATTCTAGGATATGTATTTCCCTTTACCCAATCGGTAAACGTAGTATACTTTAATCCTAAATCAGCGCATATTTTATTGCGATCAATTCCGCGACTATCCATTAGTCGTTGAATATTCTCAGCCATAACAGCCTTGTTGCCTAAATCACTCATAAGAACCTCTCAAAACTAGAATATATTAATTAATATACCTATATATTACGATATTTTCGTAATAAAATCAATATTTTACGGAAATTTTACGATAGTTTAAGTTTGGTTTATAGACATTACGGATAAACCGTAGTAAAATGATGACTGTAAACAAGATGTGAGTATCTAGAAAGGAGGTAGCTTATGAAGTACACATTAAAGATGTTACGGGCTTCAAAAAACTGGTCCCAACTTACGGCAGCTAAAGAAATTGGAGTATCTGTTGATACTTGGGGGAACTGGGAGCGCAAACGCTCCTATCCTGATGTTCCTCACATAAAAAAGATACAAGAAGTATTTGGCGTAGCATATGACGACATTATTTTTTTATAGTTGATTACGGTTAAACCGTTACGGAGGCCAGTGTTATGAAACAATTCGCAATCAGAATGTTCGGCGAATCCATTAAGGAGCGCATGAACGAGTTAGGTATGACTAAGACGGCGCTGATTGAAAAAGCTGAAATTTCAATGGATACATTAAACCGGGCTATCAGCGGACGATCAGTGCAAATGTCAACAGTCGTTGGTATCTGCTATGCATTATGTGTCGATGATAACGAAAGTAACGATTTCTGGGAAACCGATTACTACAACCCTAAATTAGATAGAAAATAACTAAAACAGAAATGAGGTAAAACAGATGAACAGTGAAACACGAATCAGATTATTAGAAGAGCGAGTGGCCTTCCTTGAACTAATGACACAAGCTAGCGCACACGAGTTATTAACACAATATATTCGCACGGTGGCTGAGGAGCAAGGGATTCCTTGCGAAAGACGTAAAAACAGAGGCAATCACGGATGGACGTTACCGAGATTTGAAATACATTGTAAGAACGCTATTGCAATGGCTTTAGGACTTCCCAAAATCATCGACATTGAGTATGAAATGTTGGCTGATGCGGAACACATTGTCGATGTAATTGCAGATGTGTACGTTTCTTGGAATTAAGGAGGCGAGTGTAATGCAAAAGCGTGATATTCAAACAATTATAAGTGTCTGTCTTTGGATGCTAACGCTAAGTCTATCAGCGGCTGTTAGTATTTTTATCATCATAGTGGCGGCAATCACCGCTTATCACTGGTAGGAAGGAGTTACTTATGGTCACTAAAACAATAGCTGTGAGCCAAATGGCCACAGTCCTCGGGTGGACATTAACTGCAGTTCGTGAATGCATCGCAAGAGATAAATTCCCGTTTGCACAGTGCTGGCAAACAGCAGGCAAAAAAGGTAGAACCTTCTCTATTGATAAAGAGGGGTTCCGCTTTCATCTGGCCAACACACTAGGGTGGCCAGATGAGAAAATCAATGAAGCTTTTAAGGAGGCACACATCATATGATGAAAGTTATTTATGCAGTGCGAATTCTCGCTGCAATTCTAGTAGTCGGAACAGTTGGATCGGTTGATATAGACCGTATCGATTTGTGGACAGGTATTTGCCAAGGTCTGCTAGGTCTTACTCTTTGGATGCTAGCAGGCTACTGGCTAGAAGAAGTAAAAGACTATGGCAAAAGATAAGTTTTGCAAGGTCTGTAATAAGAAAATAAAAAGTCCTTACACAAATTGGTCGTACCTAACCGGTAAGCCCCGCATTGTGTGTGACAACTGCAAAGAAATACATCCAATCGTGAACAGACAGAGGAAACAGAAATGACAGAACAAGAAATTTTGTACAACGCCTATAACGAAAGCGGAGTACAAACGAATGAAGAAGTAATGGCTTTACTAGGGTGGTCGAATGATAAAGTCCGTAACATCAAAGCAAAATTGAAGATACGAGGTTTTATCGACTACACTTTTGGTTCGCCAGTTAAAATCCTTAAACCGTATAGGGAGGTAGTAGACACTCCTGAAACGTTTAAGGCTCAAATATATCGCGAAATGCTTGAGGTCTACATGGAAGACTTTAGAACGCAAGATACGTTCAAGGATAGACTTCTAGTAGGTCAAGAGATTCGCATGATTCTTAAATGTGTATAAGGAGGTGATTAAATTGCGAGACTGTACAACGTGCCCTAATAAAGATTACTGCATTCCTGATGAGTGCGAGCAATTAGGCACAAAAAAAATGCCCTCACGCACGGCAATGCGTAAAGGGCACATAGAGAAATATCCATTTAAAGTATATCACATCGTTAAACCGAAAGGAAACAGAACAATGATCGAGTTAAAAATCACAGTAGACAAAGCAGTTGAATTAGAACAAGAAGTGAAAGACCTATATCAATCTATTGTAGGTACTTCAGTTAAAGAAGTAGAAAACTGGACAACAAATGACGTTAAGCCGGCTAAGAAGGAAGCCCCAAAAGTAGAAACTCCTGCTCCTAAAGCTGTGCCGGTTAAAGAAGAAGCACCTGCTCCTAAGGAAGAAGAACCAGCTCCAACAGTGGAACCTGAAAAAGCAGTACCTAGCCTTGAAGCAACTCGTGAAGCAGTAAAAGACGTAATGGCAAAAGCTACTGATAAAACGAAAGCTAAAGGCGAATTCAAAGCCTTCTTAGATAGCATCGGCGCTGAAAAGGTAACATCTGCTACCGATGAACAACGTATTCAAATCATGGAATGGGTGAATAGCCGTGGCTAAGAAACACGCTTTACTAGGTGCATCAAGTAGCGCCAGGTGGCTCGTGTGTACTCCTTCAGCAAGACTAGAAGCGATGTTCCCTGATGAACAATCACCGTATGCTGCGGAAGGTACTGTAGCACATGACCTGGCAGAAGCAATCCTTCGACATAAGCTTGAGGGCAAAAAAGCCCCTAAGCTAGACGACTACTCCGCTGAAATGATAGAAGCGGTTAATCGATATGTCGATATTTGCGAAGAGAAGGTAAACGAAGCGCGTGCTCGTTCCTCTGATGTGGAAGCCATGATTGAAGCACGGCTCGACTTCTCTAGATGGGTGCCTGAAGGCTTTGGTACTGGCGATATGGTAATCGTAGCCGATGGCATCCTGGAAGTAATCGACTTGAAGTATGGCAAGGGCGTTCCTGTTAGCGCCGTTGAAAATACACAAATGCGACTCTACGCGTTAGGTGCTTACGATGTAAACGAGTACTTATACGATATTAAAGCAGTTCGTATGACGATCGTTCAACCAAGACTCGATAGTGTGTCTACCGATGAAATGTCTGTAGAAGAGCTACTCGATTGGGGCGAAGACATCAAACCTATCGCACAACGTGCCTGGGACGGTGTCGGCGAATGTACACCTTGCGATTACTGTAACTTCTGTAAAGCACGGCACACCTGCCGAGCATTAGCAGATACTTGCCTTGATACATTCTATAAGAATGGAGGCAAGCTCAATCAATTACTCACTGACCGTGAAGTATCTGACATCCTGGGGATGAAAGATTTAATCACAAAGTGGATTAAAGGTGTTTACGATTTCGCGTACGAGAAAGCCTTATCGGGTGAAAAGCAATGGCCGGGCTTCAAATTGGTAGAGGGTACATCAAGACGTACTATCACGGATCCAGAAGCGGCAGCTCAGACTTTGCTTGATAACGGCTACAAAGAAGAGGAAATCTTCAAGCCTCGAGAACTTGAAGGTATCACTAACCTACAAAAGGTTCTAGGTAAAAAAGGCGTTGCCGAATACCTAGAAGCGTATATCGACAAGCCTGAAGGCAAGCCTACGTTAGTCCCTGAGTCGGATAAACGACCAGCGATTAACACTGTAGAAACAATGGCAAGTGAGTTCGAAGACGAGGTGTAACAATGGTAACTGTTAATGCAATCGCAAAAGAGCTCCGCGAACGAGGTCACTACTTCGATGAGCTCTACCAAATTACTATTGCTTACGCTACTAGCTTACATGTCCGCTACTATGCTGTAAATGCAAGGTGCGAGGCAATAGAAGCGTCTTATACATTGGAGGAGAACTCGTTTGGTTCACCTCCATGGGAAGATGACGACAAATGGACCGCTTTAGATGATGAGCGGTCCGACATCGAAGATGAATTAGATAATTTATTTAGTACAGTAATAGGGTTCGAACATGACTGTAACCCATTTAAGAAATAAGGAGACCGTAACAATGGCTAAATTAACAACTGGTATCGTAAGACTTTCCTATGCAAACATCGCTCAACCTCGTAAAAACGACGACGGCAAAGCAAAATATAGCTCCCAAATCATTATTGATAAAACAGATAAGAAAACAATCAAAGCATTTGAACGTGCGATTGAAGAACTTAAGGCTGATCCAAAAGCAGTAGCTAAGGTAGAAGGTAAAGCAGCATACCTTAAATTGAACTTACGTGATGGCGATACCGATGAAGCAGTAGCTGACCAACCTGAAACATACGCTGGTAAATTCTTCATCAATGCTAACAGCGATAAACAGCCCGTCGTGTTTACTCGTGAAAAAATCAAGATGGACCAGTTCGACATTGAAGAAGAAATTTACTCTGGCGTGTATGCGCAGGTAGCACTTTCTGTGTTCGCTTATAACTTCAACGGTAAGAAAGGCGTAGGCTTTGGTCTAAATGGTGTTCGTAAAGTTAAAGATGGTGACCGCCTCGGTGGCGTTCACGTATCTGCTAATGACTTCGGCGACGACGATTTAGGCGATATGGACGATGACGAATTCATCTAAGGAGGAAAATATGGAGCTCAGTATTGATGTGGAAACGTATTCTGACTGCCCTATTAAATATGGGGCCCAGCGATACGTTGATGATACAACATTTGAAATACTGCTCTTTGCCTACAGCTTCGATGACGAGCCGGTCGAAGTAATTGATATGACAAAGGATCCACTACCCGAAAGGGTGGTGGACGCTTTGTATAACAAGGAAATTACAAAGACCGCATTCAACGCAGCATTCGAAATGCTTTGTCTAAAAAAGTACTTCCCTGATGCGGACTATACGAACTGGGAATGTACCTCTGTACTAGCGCTATACTGCAGTTTACCTGCAAGCCTTGACAATGTGTCTAAGGCTTTGAAATTAGGAGAAGCAAAAGACTCAAGAGGTAAACGCCTAATTCAGTTCTTCTCTGTACCGCGTAAGCCAACTAAGACGAATCCTAAGACACGAAATATGCCAGAGGATGCACCTGAGAAATGGGCGGAATACATTGAGTATAACCGCCAGGACGTAGTAGTAGAGAAGGCAATTCGTAAACGCTTACTTTCGCTGAAACCACCGGCTATCGAGCACGAGTACTGGTTACTCGACCAAGATATCAACTGGCGAGGCGTGAAAGTAGATATGGAACTCGTCGATGCAGCGCTTGCTTGTAACGACGAAATCGTGGAAGAGGCTACCGAGTCATCCAAGATATTAACCGGATTAGAGAATCCGAACAGTACGATGCAACTTAAAGAGTGGCTGACGGCAAGACTAGGATATGATCTAGAAACAATGAGAAAAGACGATGTATCAAATCTCTTGACGCAGGATATCCCCTCTGATGTTCGTAAGGTTCTGCAGAATAGACAGGTGCTCGGTAACTCCTCCATCAAAAAATACTTGGCCATGAAAAACGCTGTATGTTCAGATGGTCGCATCCATGGCATGCTTCAGTTTTATGGGGCGATGCGAAGTGGACGATGGGCAGGCCGTGTAGTACAACTACAGAACCTCCCTCGTAACTACCTAGAAGATTTAGACACAGCTCGGGAAGTACTTAAAAGTAGAGATGTAGAAATGCTAGACCTACTATACGGAAACCCTGGTGATGTGATTAAGCAACTTATCCGTACTGCTCTTGTAGCAGAAGAGGGACACCGATTTATTGTAGCTGACTTTAGTGCTATTGAAGCCCGTGTTATCGCCTGGCTTGCTCACGAGCAGTGGCGCCAAGATGTATTCGCTCAAGGCGGAGACATCTATTGCGCTTCCGCATCAAGCATGTTCCACGTACCAGTTGAGAAACACGGTGTTAATGGGCACCTACGGCAAAAGGGCAAGGTAGCTGAATTAGCGCTAGGGTATGGTGGCGGCGTAGGAGCTATGAAAGCGATGGACACTAAAGGTGAGATTCCTGAAAAGGAGCTACCGGGTATCATCGAAGCGTGGCGACAAGCTAGCCCGCGAATTACGAGATTTTGGAAAGATGCAGACAGCGCAGCAAAGCAAGTAGTGAAAACAGGAGAACCCGTACGAATTAAACAAGGCAATATTAAGTTTTTTAAATCGAAAGGCTTCCTGTTCATTGAGTTACCATCCGGTCGAAGACTTGCCTACGCAAGACCTAGACTCGGGCTTAATAGATTCGGTAGTGAATCGATTGAGTACGACGGTATGGATCAGGTTAAGAATACATGGGGCAGGGTTGAAACCTATGGCGGAAAGCTCGTCGAAAACATTGTACAGGCAGTGGCAAGAGATTGCTTAGCCGCATCAATGCTCAGACTGGCCAAAGCCGGTTACAAAATTGTAGCCCACATCCACGACGAAGTGGTTATCGAAGCGCCAATAGGCGAAGGCAGTTTAGAAGAAGTTATAGATATTATGTGTGAACCTGAACCCTGGAATGAAGGGCTCATATTAAACGCAGCAGGGTTTGAGAACCCTTACTACATGAAGGATTAGGAGGACAATTCTTATGACACTTTCAAAACAACAAATTCAACAACAACGCGAAGCAATCGACGCTTTATATGAACTAGTAAAAGACGCTCCTGCAAGCGAACGTAAAGATTCGGCTATGGCATACTGCGAGGGTTGTATTGCTGCTTGTGATTTAGGTCTTAAAGTACTCAATGGTAAAAAGACCGAAGCACATAAGGCCGAGGAAACTCAAAAGGTAGAAGAGGCTACGGCTACTACTGAAGAGAAACCTAAACGTAAACGTACTACCAAAAAGAAAGAAGAACCTGTAGTGGAAGCTCCAGTAGTTGAGGAAACTCCTGAGGAAGATGATTTAGACGATTTGTTATAAGAGAAAGGATAGCGCCTTATGAAGGTCTTATTCAATCTACAAGTACAACAGCTGTACGACCTAGTGCGGCGCAAACAAGTGTCACCTTTTAACCCTGCGAGCCATTACCATGTGGCTTGCGGACACTCCTTTGCTAACCTTTGGCCTATGGAGTCTAACGGATTTGGAATAGTGCCTTGCAGGGAATCAGATGAGTTCTATTGCCCAAAATGCGGCGAGTTGATCCACGCTAAAGGGTTTACTGCGGAAGTTGGATATAGTGCCACCGTTCCTTTATCTCTGGACCTATCAATTATAGATAGGGGCGATAAACTAGACGTGCAATTTGAATACGATACGGTGTATGCCGACGGCGATACAGGGATGATATACAAAGGTTATAGATCTCATGTCATCGATGTGGTACGGTTCGACTTCAAACAAAGAAAAACCTTTATCATACTTAAGAAACGCTCACGTAGCGACGTTGTCGAAGAATCGACGGTTTCTCCTACACGTTTAAGCAATAGCCCTTCATCATTAGTTTGGTTCGTAGCCACACCTGGCTGCAGGTTACATAATCACCAAGAAGAGCTGAAACGTTTCGCCAAGGTGTTAAAAGAAGTGTTCTTCGAGAAGCTTTCAAAGGCAGTAGGGTATAAAGTTAAATCTATTAGACAAGGCGTACAGGTATCTAACAAGTACGGAGCTCTAGATAACCTACTTCATAACTTAGTATGGAAATTACAAGCTCCGGATGCACCGGCTATCAATGATAGTCTTAAACGAGACTATGATGATTACTATAATCATAGATTCCCTAACGAGACCATCGGTATGGGCAACGTATTGGCGTTAACTACAAAAGGTGAATCCTTTGTACAAGCTCTAATCCAGGCGCACAACTTGCCTGATGCTCGATGGGTTCGCCGGTTACTACACGATAGACCTTTCTTCTATACGAAGATCATCAAAGTTATGGCTACGTTATTTAAGAACAAGGACTACCAAAAGGCTATGGTCGATGTCGTCAAAGATAACGCGGATAATACAAGTTATATTCAGTCTTGGCCTTTATGGCGTGATGACCGCGACTTATCTGTCATTCGTAAGTTTGTTAACATACTTAGCCATCAATACGGTGAGCGCCAGGCGTTCTTATTCATTAGAAATGCGCCTTCCTATCACGATATCAGAGATACAGCTAGTATGTATTTTGAGTTATCGAGAAGTCGCCGTAAAGAAGTATGGGGCAGCCGCATCCAGGTGCGAAGCCTACATGACACCATCACGAGAATGCAAAAGTTTGACAAAGTAGAAGACGAAATCGTACAGCAACGTAAAGCACATCGTGTGCTAGCTGACATGGTTAATGGTTACCGCTTCATGGCAATCGGTTCTACTCACGGCATCATTGATATGGGTATTCAGCTTAATAACTGTGTAAGTTCCTATATCAAAAAAGTAAAAGCTGAAACGTGTGCTATCGTAGGTGTCTATAAATGTAACGAGCCTGTAGCGTGTATCGAGGTTAACCCCGTTAATGATGCGGACGACTTCGTAGAAATACACCAGGCTAAACTTAAAAACAATCGTGGCGTATATGAAGACCACGATATTAACGGAGCCGTAACGCAGTGGGTATCATCACATGGCTTATGCGTTCCGTCGTATGTACGAGATATCCAGTTTGCGAAGGGAGGAGCGATGTAATATGGATACTAATATCATCATAGCTACGGGCAGAAGTCGCTCCGCCCGTAGCTGGAAGTCTGAAAAAATGACTTGGAGTGAATTGGCCAACAAATTGGCCGAGCCTACTGTAACGAATGAAACGGCTGCTGAATACGCCAAGATGTCTAAGGCTGATCAAGGCCAAAAGAAAGACGTCGGCGGATTTGTAGGTGGCTATATTCCTAAAAATGGTAGACGTGTAAGGGGTTCTGTTAAAGAGCGGTACTTGATTACTCTTGATGCAGATAATCCTAGTGAGGACTTTCTATTAGACCTCGACATGGAATTAGGCGGAATGGAGTACGTACTCTACAGTACACATAGCCACACGGATGCTAATCCACGATATCGCGTAATCATCCCTGTGGATAGAGCGATGAAGCCCGATGAGTACCAGGCGGTCTCGAGACGGATTGCGGATAATATCGGGATTGAGTCTTTTGACCCATCCACACACCAAGCTGAACGTCTGATGTACTGGCCAAGCCATCCTAAGGATGTCGAGTATGTATATCAACGAGGCGAAGGCTCTCTAGTTTCAGTAGATACCTATTTGAGTACTTACAGAGACTGGCGTGATACGAGTCTTTGGCCAACGTCCGAAAAAGAATCACAAATTCGACTTGATGCGGCCAAGAAACAAGGCAACCCGTTAGAGAAAAAGGGTTTACTTGGTGCCTTTTGTAGGTGCTACAGTATCACGGAAGCTATTCAAAAGTTCCTTCCTGGGGTGTATGAGCCGACACAAGTTGAAGGCCGATACACATATACGGAAGGCAGCTCAGTCGGCGGTTTAGTTATTTACGATAACGACACCTTTGCTTACTCCAACCATGCAACTGACCCTATCAGCGGTAAACTTGTTAATGCATTTGACCTGGTTCGCATTCACCTATTCGGTGCCAAAGATATTGGCGAAGACCCTGCGACTGCAGTTACTAAATTACCAAGCTATAAGGCCATGATAGACTTTGTCAACGAAGATGGCGCAGCACCAATCCTGCTCGATAAAGAACGCATGGCAGATATGGAGTTTGAGGATATCACAGAGGATGACGAAGACTTTTTGTCAAAGCTAAAGCGTGATAAAAACGGTACCCCCGAGTCTGATGTGTTCAACTGCTTAGTAGTACTTAAACATGACCCTGCATTAAAAGGTAAAATCCGTCTTGATGAATTCGCACACCGGTTAGTCGTGATTGACGATTTGCCGTGGCGTGGTAAGGATGAAACTCCGTACTGGACCGATACCGACGATGCTTGTCTTCGTAACTACTTCGCTACTAAATACCTTATCAAAGGTAAAGGCATCATCGATGATGCGCTCCAGGAAGTGACGCAAGATAATAAATTCCATCCTGTGCGCCAGTACTTAACTGGTTTAACTTGGGACGGTGAATGTAGAGTCGATACTCTATTTATCGATTACATCGGCGCTGAGGATACCGATTACATCCGAGCGGTTACACGTAAATGGATGTGCGGCGCCATCGCACGAGTAATGGAACCTGGCGTTAAGTTCGATACAGCGATTGTGTTATATGGTTCTCAAGGTTTAGGTAAATCCCTTATCTTGGAGCGGTTAGGCCGTAAATGGTTTAACAATTCTTTAGTGGATATCAAAACCAAAGACGCCCTAGAACAAATCCAGGGCTCATGGATCAACGAACTCGCTGAACTTGCACCAACGTATAAGAACGATAACGAAATCGTTAAGGCCTTTATCAGCCGTACCTCTGACCGGTTCCGCTCTCCTTATGGGAGACGGACCGAAGAGTACCCACGCCAGTGTGTATTCGCCGGTTCTACTAATAATCTTATGTTCTTAAAGGACCGCACCGGTAACCGCCGATTCTGGCCGATTACTGGCGATAAAGAGCGGAAGACTAAGAACGCCTGGGAGTTGTCAAAGGACGAAATTGACCAATTATGGGCGGAAGCGTTCACGTATTGGGCAGAAGGTGAACCTCTTGTATTAGAGGGTGAACTTGAAGAGGAAGCTCTTAGAATCCAACTATCGCATACTGAAGGCGGTGAACTTGTAGGACTCATTGAGGAATACCTCGAGATGGAACTACCTGAAGATTGGGAATCTAAAGATATCTACGATCGCAGGGAGTATATCCGGAATTATGGCGATGACGACTATTGTGGTTCAGTGCAGCGGGAGCGGGTTTGTGCCCTTGAGATATGGTGTGAAGTAATGGAGGGTGACAGGAAGAACCTGCAGAACGCAAAGGCAAGAGAAATCATTGATATTTTGCAATCTATTAAAGGGTGGAGTCCTTATACAAAAGGAACAGGTAAAGCCCGGTTCGGTAAGCTTTACGGCCCTCAAAGAGCGTTTGTCAGGGATGGAACTGGACTTCTTGATATCTATAAAAAGAATCACAAGGAGTAGGTGTGTCCAATTATTTGAGGTGTGTCCAATTATTTTGTAGGCACGAATGTTCGTAAAAATAATTATTCAAGCCTATACATCGATGAATTTTAATATAGTCCGATAATTGGACACACCAAACACGTCTGGACACACTAATCGGACACGGGCTAAAAGCAGATAACTGCTAATCTAAATAGTAATATGTGTCTAGTGTGTCCAATTATTTATATAAAAATAAAAAAATAAATATATGAATAATTGGGTGTATATATATAAGCGTAAAAAACGCAAATACGCGTATATATATATGTTGGAAAAAAATTGGGCACTTCGGACACACCCCCCCCATAAATCCAGTATTGGCGTGGGTTCATAGGCGTGTCCGAAGGTGTGTCCAAGCATTAAATGAGAACGAGGTGAGAACGATAGAAAAAGATATTGAACGTTGGTTAGGAAATCAACTCAAAAAACTGGGATGCATATATATGAAATTCGTGTCACCTGGAAATGATGGTGTACCCGATCGTATTGTAGTACTTCCTGGAGGCAGTGTTATCTTCATTGAGTTAAAAGCTACAACCGGAAAGTTAATGGCTAATCAACGAGTTCAGATTTCACGATTACGAAAGCAAGGTGCCATAGTATTTGTCCTAACCGGTAAGCTAGACGCTAAGTTATTTTTAGACGATATAGAAAGGGTAATTCATGGACTTTCATCCACATGAGTACCAAGAGATTGCTATCCAGCGGATAATTGATCATTCGCACTACGGGCTGTTACTTGATATGGGCTTAGGGAAGACAATCTCCACGTTAATCGCAATAGAGAAACTCATATATGATAGCTTCACTATAAAAAAAGTGTTACTCATCGCACCTAAGAAAGTAGCCGAGTCTACCTGGGCGCAAGAAACACAAAAGTGGAGCGCTACAAGATGTCTGACAGTGGCCAAAGTATTGGGTTCTGAGAAAGAACGCATACACGCACTTAATAGTGAGTCTGACATTTATGTAATAAATCGTGAAAACGTGCAGTGGTTATATGACTACTATTTCGGTAAACCGAAAAAGAAGTTCCCTTTTGACATGTTAGTAATCGATGAGAGTTCATCGTTTAAGAACCCACAGGCTAAGCGGTTTAAGGCTATGCGTAAAATGAGACCTCTCTTTAAACGCATTGTCATTTTAACCGGTACACCAGCACCGAATACCTTAATGGATATTTGGGCGCAGATGTACTTACTAGACGGCGGAGACCGATTAGGTGAAACGCTTACTGAGTTCCGATGTCGCTACTTTACACCGGACAAAACAAACGGGCACGTCGTGTATAGCTACCGATTACAACCAGGTGGCGATAAGGCGATATTTGGTAAAATCCAAGACGTTTGTATGAGCTTAAAAGCTAAGGACTATCTCAAACTACCAGAGCGCATTGAAAACGTAATTACTGTAGAAATGAATCCTAAAGAATGGGCGCTGTACAAAGAAATGGAACGAGAACATGTACTTAGTATCGTAGATGATGACGACATAAGCGCCTTAAATGCAGCATCCCTTGCAGGCAAGTTATTACAACTGGCCAACGGGTCCATCTATAATGACGAGGGCAATATCGTAGTTGTACACAACGAGAAAGTAGAGAGGTTAAAGGAATTAGTAGAAACAAATGAAGGGAAACCGATGTTAGTGTTCTACAACTTCAAACATGATCTTCAAGCGATTAAAGAAGCATTCCCGAAAGCCGTCGAGTTAAAGACCGATGATGATGTAGCTGAGTGGAACAAGGGCAAGATTCAAATGTTACTGGCCCATCCCGCATCAGCTGGCTACGGTTTAAACCTACAAGCCGGCGGCAATATCATCGTGTGGTATGGGTTAACATGGAGCTTAGAGCAGTACCAACAAGCTAACGCACGACTTCATAGACAAGGACAAACACAGCCTGTGATTATCCACCACCTAGTAACAAAAGGTACGATGGACGAGCAAGTCATGAAAGCGTTAGAACGTAAAGAAGCCGGGCAGGACGCCCTCTTAGAAGCTATTAAATATCGTAAGGAATTGTATAAGGAGTGAGATTATGCAAAAGAAATGCAGACGATGCGGAGATAAATTTACTGTGTCCACTCATGAGGACTACTGCCCTGAGTGTGAAAAAGTAATGACACCGCCTGAAGCTGGTTATAGTAAAGAGATTACTTGTGAAGCCTGTGGAGAAACATTTATCCACAGAAAAGACAAGCCTGCTGGTCGTTGGCCTAAGTATTGTCCAGAGTGCCTTCCTAAATACTCTAAGGTGCCTAAGATGAAGGAAGAGGAAGACGACAAGAAGTCAAAACTAAAACAGACACTGCAAAAAGAACTCGACGCAGTACAGAAAGAAGACATGGTGAATCATCCGCCACATTACACACAAGGTAAGATTGAGGTTATCGATTTTATCGAAGACCAACAATTCCCGTACCACTTGGGTAATGTGATTAAGTACATCTCACGTGCAGGTCGTAAGGGCGATAAGCTGGAGGACCTAAAAAAAGCGCAATGGTACCTAGCAAGATATATCGAACTTGTTGGCAGTGACGATACCGCGGTATAGGTGAGCCTATGAATAGATCATGTACTGGGAGTAAGCATCCTGGAGTTAGAAAGCTACAACGATTACTTAATAGCCGTAGGCGAATGAAAGACATTGAGTCACATCTACAACGCCTGGAGGTGGAAGCACAAGACGAACGGTCGAATACACCAGAGCAACAGCTTAATCTTAATACTGCACAGCGTGACCTTAATAATGAATTCCGTACATTGTCTAAGGAACGATACGAGCTATGGACATTGATATGTAAGATACCTAATGACATTGAGCGTACGTTCTTGGAGAACAGATACTACTTTGGAATGAGCATGAACGAGGTCATTGAGGATATGAGTTATAGCGAAGCACAGATATATAATATCCAACGGAACGCAGTGAAAAGCTTTTGTCAAGTATTTTCTAAAAATAAATAAAGACAATATGCAATTAGAGGTAACACTTATGATAGGCTACAAGTGTGGAGTGATGGGGCTTTGGTCAGTCCTCCTTTCACTACCACACACTGTAGGGTACGTTCATAGTGAATACCTTTCTTGTACAACACCTCCACAGGGCTTTACAGCACAAGAAGTATCATTAGGGACTACGCACAACCACGTAGTCCCTTTTGCTTACTTCTTCAAAAGTTTAATTATTGACCTTTTGTCTTTTATTTTGAGAATGAATGATAAAAAGGTACTCCCTAGCGATAAAACCAGCGGTGGTCGGCTCCGCGCGATATTTGTCTCTGTGTAGGAGAATTTTAACGGTTGAAAGTCGATTGTCAAAGGACAGAAAGGAGAAGCCATGGCGACGAGTGAAAAACCACGTGTGAAATTTAATAACGCAGGCGATTTGCTAGTATCTAGTGCGCAATTATGCGACCTTCTTCGAGTAACTCCTGAGATTATTTCGAGACACCACAAATCGGGCATGCCTAAAGCTGCAACGGGTTGGTGGAACCTCCGTGAAGTGCTCGTATATCTTGGCCAAGCCAAAGGGGATAAATCTAAAGACCAATCAGCGGCTACACGAAAGCTAATTGCTGAAGCTGACTATAAAGAGTCTCGTGCTGCTCGTGAAAAGAAATTACTCGACGTGTTAAACGGTGAGTACGTATCTCGTGCAGACGTGGCGAAAGAATGGTCTGCTCGTATCTTAGAGCTGAAGTCCTCTCTCATCAAACTCGGTAAACGAGTAGGGAGTGAGTTCACTGATCCAGAAGAACGAGCGACGGTGGAAAGGGTGGTGAGCGAAGTTGCCGAAGACTACCTCGAAAGTTACTCGCGCAAAGGCGAGTACACGCCGGAAGTCAAAACCGGTAAAAGCAGAGCCAAGAGTTAATTGGTTCCAGGAAGAGCTCGACGCGTTTAAACCACCGGAACGATACACCGTATCAGAATGGGCTGACAATTTCAGGGTATTAACAAATATATCCGCAGAGCCAGGTAGGTGGAGAACTAATCGAACGCCATATCTAAAAGAGCCTATGGACAAATTCACAGACCCTCTGATTGAACAGATTGTACTGTGCTTTGGAGCGCAAATCGGTAAGACAGAAGCAGAGCTCAACATGATAGGGTATGCGTTAGACCAAACACAATCACCAGTTATGATGGTGTACCCAACAGACACTATTGCTAAATTTGCTAGTGATAAGAGAGTGCAACCGATGCTTAAATCGGTTAAATCTATTAGTGATAATTTTGACGAGAATAGTAAACTGCTTGAATTGGATTTCAACAACGGCAATTATATGGTACTGGTCGGGGCGAACTCACCTAGTAGCTTATCAAGCCGGTCAATCAAGTATCTATTCTTTGACGAAATAGACAAATACCCCGCCTTTTCAGGTAAGGAAGCAGATCCAATAAAACTTGCAAAGGAACGTACTAAAACGTTTGTGGACAAGAAAATAGTAATGGTATCTACGCCTACTGTAGAGTCGGGTAATATTTGGCAGGCGCTCATGAATGCAAATGAGCGCAGGCAGTATTACGTGCCATGTCCACATTGCGGAGTGTCGCAGACCCTCAAGTTCAAGCAGATAAAATGGCCAGACGAACACAACGATAATGCGGACATGATACGTGATACAGCGTATTACGAATGTGAACATTGCGGCGGACACATCCACGATAAGCACAAAATGGAAATGTTAAGACATGGAACATGGGAAGCGGTAAATGCATCGCAAAGCAAAGTCCGCTCAATTTCGTATCACTTATCGTCGATATATTCGCCGTGGGTCACGTTCGGAGACGTTGCTTACGAGTTTAAGACTTCCAAAGGTACACCTGCCTCGTTAATGAACTTTATTAATTCATGGCTAGCGGAACCTTGGCGAAGTGCTAAAACTAAGAGTACACAGAATATGCAATTTACGGAATCTACATATCCGAGCGGAGTTGTGCCGGATAAAGCAGTATTGCTTATCGCTTCCGTAGACGTACAGCTTGACCACTTCTGGTGGGAAGTAAGGGCCTATGCTCCCGGTGTTAAGTCTTACCTGATTGATTACGGGCAGGCAAGCACTTGGGACGATTTAGAGGAAATCATTATCCATCGAGAGTATCCATCGGAGTATGGCGAACCTCGTCAAATAATGAAAGCAGGCATTGACTCCGGCTTTAGAACAGACGAAGTATATCAGTTCTGTTCAAGATTCCCGGAAGTATGCATCCCTCTTAAAGGCTCGTCAAACCATACTACGATGACAGCACCATACACAATGACTTCATTAGAGAAAGGTGTTGTTGGCGGGTTAAAGCTATACGTATTGAATACAGACTATTGGAAAGACTTCATATTCGCGAGAATGGTAAGACCGATAAACGAGGACGGCACGATCCATTTATACAAAGATTGTCCGCAAGAGTACTCAGACCATCTAAGGTCAGAGGAAAAGCAGGAACATCGAAATGTAAAAACAGGGGCGGTAACAGTTCAGTGGAAACCACTCACTAGCCATCCTGTTAACCATTTACTTGATACATGTACTTACAACGCAGCAGTAGCAGATATTGCCGGCGTTAAATATTTAATGGAGCCAGAACCTTATGAGGAATCCGAAGAGGTCCAAACATACGAGGACTACAGCGGAGGCATAGGAAATACTGGCCATTGGTTTAGATAGGAGGTGAACCATGAGCGATGTAAATGAACAACTTGAACGTGTGCGCCAAGTCATCGAGGATATCGAAACTAAAGGATATTCCGAGTTACAGATTGGTGGTAAGCGGTTCAAGACGATTGACTTACCTGTACTTTATGCACGCGAGCAAACGCTAATGCAACGAGTACACGAAGAGTCTAATGGATATCAAGCTGATGCATTCGTGACATGGGGTGGACGATGAACATTATTGATAGAGTAATCAGTTGGGTCAGTCCACAACGTGCGTATGAACGCCAAGCTTACCGTGATGCGTTACGTCAATACGATGCGGCATCTATGGATAGGCTAAACAGTGATTGGCAACCAGCGTATGGAACCGCGGAACAACTTGCAACGGGTTCACGTGATATCATACGTGGCCGAGCAAGAGCCGCCGAAATGAACAGTGACTTAGCAGAAGCCGCTGTCATTGCACTGTTACGAAATGTAATCGGCGCAGGTATTGTCCCACAAGCTAAAGTGCGAAACCGCAATGGTAAATTAAACAACGATCTTAATAAGAAAATTGAGAAAGCATGGGCCAAATGGGCGGAGCCTGAAAACGCTGACATTAGGGGCATTTCTAATTTCTATGAACTACAAGAAATGGCTCTAAGACGTATGGTGTACGACGGTGAGATTTTAGTCAATAAAACTTCACAAGGTTCGTACTTACCATTATCCATTCAGTTAATAGAAGCCGAGAACATTGGTGCAGTAAGTATCACAAACGGCAAGAATAATATCATCAACGGTGTAGAAGTTACCGAACACGGTAGACCAGTAGCGTACCACATAAGTCAAACAGACCCAATGGGGTTACGTTCCTTTGACACAGTTCGGTTAACAACAGACCAAGCATTTTTATTATTCAAGCCTAAGCGTCCATCTCAAATTAGGGGCATTAGCTTATTGGCGTTAGTATTGCGTAGGATTCACGATATCGACGAGTACATGGATGCTGATTTAATCGCCGCACGAGTTGCAGCGTGCTTCAGTGTTTTCGTAACCTCTCAAAACTCCGCAAGACAAACCTCTATGCTACCGAGAGATAGCAAGGGTAGACCTAATATCACAATGGCACCAGGCATGGTTAGACACCTAAGCCCTGGCGAGTCCATCGAGTTTGCAGACCCTAAACGTAACGCCGGTACTGCAAGCGAATATTCAGCAACTCAGACTAGACGCGTAGCGTCCGGTCTTGGTATGAGCGCTGACATCGTAGCGCGTAATATATCTGGGAATTTCTCAGCTGCAAGGCAAAACTTGTTAGAGGACCAAAAGACATTCCGTCAAGTGCAGAAATTTGTAATCACACACTTCTGTATGCCGATTTGGAAAGCCTTTATTGACGCCCTTTACTTAGCAGGTGAATTACCTTCTGACTACTTAGGGAACAAGGACAAATACCAAGAGGTAGCTTGGCTTGCTCCAGGGTGGTCATGGATTGACCCTGTTAAGGAAGTTAACGCCAATAAAGAGGCTATTAAATCTGGTCTTACAACTTTAGAGGATGTGTGTGCATCATCTGGACGTGACTGGGAAGAAGTTCTTGAACAACGGAAACTCGAACAAGACAGAGCCAAGGAGCTCGGGGTGCTACTAGATTATTCCAGTGAGTTGCAACCGCTAACGATGGGCGATGATGACACTACACAGGAAGGAGCTGATGGCTAGTAATGAGTGAACATCAAAAGCGTAGTGTTCTTGGCAACTACTGTCGAGAAACTACTATTGACCACGTCGATACCGATAGTCGGACAGTAGAATTATCTTTCTCTTCCGAAACGCCATATGGCCGTTGGTTCGGCGATGAAATCCTTTGCCACGATGAAGAGTGCATCAACCTTGAGCGCTTTAATAATGGCTTAGGTACGGTATTGTTTAACCATGATCGTGACGCAGTTGTAGGTCATATCGAGAAGGTATGGCTAGAAGATAACCGTGGTAAAGCGTTAGTACGCTTTGACACAGATGAACAATCCGAAACAATATTCCAAAAGGTACAGTCCGGTACGCTACAAGGTGTAAGCGTAGGCTATGCAATCTACCGATATGAGGTATTGGAAGATGAAGATACCAAATCTACTAACGGTCGATTTAATGGTCCGGCTTATGTAGTAACGGATTGGGAACCTTTAGAAATCAGTATTGTATCTGTTCCTGCTGACCCAACAGTGGGCGTAGGACGTAGTGCTGAAAAAATTCATACAAGTATTGACACACAGGAGGATAACACACGTATGGATCAAGAAAAAACTTTAGAAGTTCAAGAAGTAAAATCTACACCAGTAGAAACTGGTATCACACAAGAGGACCTTCAAAAAGCTATGGAGCAAGAGCGTAAACGTACTTCCGAAATTACTGCATTGTTCCGTGACTTCGATGTAGAAGGTGCTGACGAAGCAATCGTAATGGGCGTATCCGTTGACGAAGCTCGTGCAATGGTAATGGACCAATTACGTGCACGTAATAAAGGCGTGTCCGTAACAATGGGCGAAGCTGAAAGCGATAAGTTCCGTGCAGCTGCACAAGATGCAGTATTGATGGCAGCAGGTATCCCTGTAGCAGATGCTGCGCCAGGTGCACAAGAATTACGTGGTCACTCTATGGTTGAGTTAGCTCGTGAGTCCTTGCAACGTGAAGGCTTGCAAGCTAACTTTGGCGATAACATGGAATTGGCACGTCAAGCTATTAACTCTACATCTACATTCCCTGCTATCATGGCTAACCTTGCTAATAAATCTGTAATGGTAGGCTTCAATGAAGCTGAAACTACTTACCAAATTTGGGCAGGTAAAGGCTCTAACCGTGATTTCAAAGAAGCTGCACGCGTAGCATTGTCTGAAGCGGGTAACCTTGAATTAGTTCCAGAAGGTGGCCAATTCCAACAAGACTTCTTAGGCGAAGCATCTGCTCGTACTAAAGTAGCTACTTACGGTAAATTGTTCAGCTTAACTCGTCAAGCAATCATTAATGATGACTTAGGATTGTTCTCCAAAATCGCTACTAAATATGGTTCCGCTGCTAAGCGCTTAGTAAACAAAATGGTATACGCTCAATTAACTGGTAACGTTAAAATGCAAGACAATATTGCATTGTTCGATACAAAACATGGTAACGTTGCAGGTACAGGTGAAGCATTATCTGTTAAAGCAATCGCAAAAGCAATTACTGCTATGCGCCGTCAAAAAGGTATTACTGGTGATGCTACTCTTAACATTACACCTAAATACTTGGTAGTTCCTCCAGAACTCGAAATGACTGCATACCAAATTGTTAACTCTACTGCTGCAGTAGACGGTGTAAACTCCGGTGTAGTTAACCCTTACAAAGGTCGCTTCGTAGTTGTAGCAGATGCTGAATTAACTGATCCAGATGCATGGTACTTAGTAGCCGACGCATCTCAACATGACACTATTGAAGTAACTTACTTGAATGGCGTTGAAACTCCACGTCTTGAAACTCGCCAAGGCTTCGATGTAGACGGTATCGAATACAAAGTAGCATTTGACTGTGGCGTAAGTGCTCTTGACTTCCGTGGTGTATTTAAAAACGCAGGTAAATAATTAGGGGGTAAATACATATGGCAAAATTCGTATATGAAACAGACCGCATCAATTATGTGGCAACAGCAGATGTAAAAGCTGGTGACATTGTAGAAGCCGGTGCACTTCATGGTGTAGCAGTAACAGATATTAAGAAAGATGAAATGGGTGCGTTAAAAGTAACTGGCGTATTCAAAGTAGACGCTAATAAATCTGATACATACGCTGTAGGTGATGCAGTAAACTTCGCTTCTGGTAAAGCTGCTAAAACTGGTGGTAAACCATTGGGCATTGCAGTAGAACCTAAGACTGCAACTCAAGATACTGTTACAGTAATGTTGAAAAACTAATTATTGTATTTTTAATGAAATGCGGTCCACACGGGCCGCATTCACTCTACGAGGTATAACATATGCTGACCTATGATGAAAGCGCCTTACTCGATGTATTTGGCGAGAAAATAACATATGAAGGTAAGCAGATTAAGGCAAGCGTAGAAATCGGTGAGTATGATGGTAAAGGTTCTGGATTCGTAACTGGCCTTGCTGATAAGGCTAAGGTATGGGTTAGAACTAAGGACGTGCCACTACCTAAGACTAAAGATGTAATATACATCAATGGCAAGAAGTGGTATGTGGATCATATCTCCGATAGCGACGCTAAAATGCACTGCCTTGAAATTGTGGCCAACGTTAGGACGGTAAGACCATGAGTAATTCACCAATTACCATTACTGACACTGCTACACCGTATCTTGAATTTATAGCTAAGACTAAACCAGATTGGACTAGGAAGGCTATGAAGTCAGTCGGTTGGATGATGCAGAAGGAAATCAAGGCCGGGATTAAATCCGGCTCACCTGGTGGCCACAAATATGCTAACTTCATGCCACCTACAATGAGGGCACAATTCGAGGCAGCTTTCGGCGCCAAAGTAAGGCGTGCCTATCAAGATGGCGGTAAGGCGTATAAGGAAGGATGGGGACTTAAATCCCGAGCCCAACTTATAGCCGGTGGCGTAAAGGAAACAACTGTCGGATACACACCACTCGGTAAAATGTTCCGAGCAGTTGGGTACCAATACGATGCCAGGTCGCAATCAGTAAAAGTAGGGTGGTTATCATCGTCTGCTAAACGATTAGGCGAACAGATTGAGCGTGGTTATACAAAACAAATCACAGAGCCAATGCGTAGGACATTATTTGCCGGTGGCTTTCAACTTGCTAAAGGTAAAACATCATTTCGGATTAAACCTCGTAAAACGTTTGGTCCAATGAAAACAGCCTTACAGCCTAAGTTGGTACCTTACCTAGAGTCTAAAATCGGTGAATATGCACTAGGCAAAACCAATCAATTTGCGTCTAGCAGGCGAGTATATAAAGTGAGGTAGCAATGCAAACTATTCCACTAGCGGTCATTGCTAACAGATGGGCGGAAGCGGTTAAGGATAATCAGAAGATTACCGACTACTGCATGAAACACTTCGGAAAGGACTTAACTATTTACATCGGATACGATGATGCCGGCGCACCTCTTGAAGAGGATTGTCCGTGCGTGATCATCATGATGGATAACAAGTCAGAGGGCTTGGCTAGTTCATACTCTTACACCTTACAACTTGTATGGGGAATAGTACGAGTTGAGGCAGAACGTGAAGGACGTGTAGTGAAATACACAGGAGCGTTCGAGTGTGACGAACTTGGCCAATTACTCATCGAATGTATCATGGCAGTTAACCCTAACTATCCTGTCATTAACATTGACTATGAAACAGACAATATCTCGTGGCGTCCGGTGTATCCGGGTAAAGCCACACTCACTATAGAAATACCGCATGTAATTGGCGGTAATGTTGAATATTAGGAGGATAAACATGGCAGTAGCTAAACGTGCACAAGGTGCACAATCTTCTCTTACAATGGCCTTTGAAACTGACTTCGGTACTACACCATCTACCGGTGGCGTGGTAATGCCTATTATCAGCTCTTCTTTGAAGGCTAGCCAAAACTTGAATGACTCCTCTGTTATTCGAGGTACACGTAATCCGGCGGCACCTAGTCGCGGTAACATCGATACATCCGGTAGCATTGTTCCACCAGTTGATGTATTGGGCTTTGGCTATTGGTTAAAGCTAGGCTTTGGTGCTCCAACTACAACAGCACAAGGTTCTGGTAAGAAACACGTATTTAAAATTGGTCCAGATATGCCATCTGCTACCTTTGAACAAGGTTATAAGGATATTAGTACTTACCAACAATTCAGTGGCGTACGCATGAATAAAATGTCCTTAAACTTTGGTGGTGACTCTGAATTAACTGCATCTATCGATGTAATGGGATGTAAAGAAACTATGGCGGCGGTACCCTTCGATACTGCACCAAAGTCTATTACATTTACTCCATTCGAAAACCTCGAAGCCACCATAAAAGAAGGTGGCGTAACTGTAGCGAATGTATTGTCCATGAGTCTTGACATTGACTTCGGGTTGGACGGTGACTCTTATGCTATCGGTGGCAAAGGCTTCCGTACTTACATCGATACAGGTATTATCGGCGTATCCGGCACGATTAAAGCCTTCTTCCAAAACATGGACCTATTAAATAAAGCAGTAAACGGTACAGAGTCTAGCTTAGAATTAACCCTTACTAAAGGCACTAACTCCTTGACTATTAAATTACCTGAATTGATTTACGAACGTAACTCTCCTGGTATCGATGGTCCTAAAGGTGTAAATATCGAACTTCCATTCAAAGCCTATTATGGCGATGATGCCGGTCAATCTGCAGTAGTATTTGAATTGGTTAATAGCCAAACATCTTACTAATCTAACTCATTAGGAGGTAACTATGAATATTCAAGGTATCGAATTAAAACCAAGAGCCCTTACATGGACTGAACGTGATGCATTAATCAAAGCCGGTCTAGACTTCGTGTATTGTCCAGTAGATGTTGATGATCAAGTAGCATCTATTGTGCGTAGTCGTGACATTATGCGTTTCATCTTAACAGATGTATACGAACTCACTGACGAACAACTTAATACTGTAACTGATAAGGACGCAATGAACTTCGCCGGTGAAGTCATTACATTAACTTACCAACTACAAGAAGAAACAGAAAAAAACTAGAAGAGGCGTGGAGGTGGATGTCCTCGGATAGGCCGAAGTACTGCAAGGGATGTAAGGAATTACAGACCGCTACAAAGCAGTCCTTCGACTGCTCCGAGTGTGACTTTAACCCACCACGCCTATTATTCGGTTCAAAACTGGCAATGAAACTGTATAACCTATCACGCAGTCAAAGGAATTACCACTCTGGCGGACTAGCCGGGTTTGATTATCCGGCTATACGTACGGTGGCTGAGATAAATAACATTAACCTAAATCCGATGTTATTTAGTCTTATGTGGATATTGGAGGGATTAGAAATGGAGGCGATGAATAAGGATGTCGAATAACGTAGTAGATATCGTAGTGCAACTGACCGATAAGAATGCAAAAGCCGGTTTAGAGAAAATCGCCGCTACCTCTAAGGGAACAGTTGCAGAGCTTTCAAAATTAAAGAATGAAATGTTTGCCATTGGTGCGAGTGCCGGTCTTGCCGGTCTAGGTTCTAAACTCGCTAAAGAGGCACTGGCTTGGAACTTATCAGTAAAGAAGATGCAATCCTTAACAGGTGCGACCGCTGAACAAGCAAGTACATTCCTCTCCGTTGCGAACTATATGGGTGTAGCTACTGACGTTAGTACTGTAGCATTCGCTAAATTTGCGAAGGCAGTATCTAACGCCCAGGATAAAATGCAAGTCGCATCCGCAGAAGGGAAACTAGCTACTGACATGTTCAGCCGGCTAGGTGTTAGCATTGATCAGATTGAGGGTAAGAATACCCTCGAAGTGTTCAAAATCATTCAAGACCGATTAAGGAACATGAAGGACGGTGCTGAGAAGACACGAGTTGAGATGGAACTGTTTGGTAAAACAGGATACCAACTTCATGGAATGTTGAATATGTCAGCAGATGCCATGAAGCAAGTCGAAGACCGGGCACGTGCTATGGGGCTCATTATTGATGATGAAGCTGCCAGAAAGTCCGCTGCCTTTAATCGTCAGTTGAAAGATATGGAACAGACCGGTAAACGATTGGCTATTATGATTGGCCAAGAACTCTTACCGGTGGTTATGGAATATGCACAAGGTGCTATTAATCTGACTAAGTCTTATAGCGAACTAGCGACCGAACAAAAGGAAGCTATTTCAGGACTTATTAAATTTGGCCTAGAAGCTAGTATAGCTATCACTGCTATACAATCTATTACGAGCGCATTGAAGTTCATGCGATTGGCTACGATAGCAGCGGCAGGTCCTTGGCTTGCATTGGCAACCGCTATCGGCTTAGCCGGTAAGGCACTACTAGATTATCGCTATAAGGAGCAGACCAAAGGTACAGACCTAGGCGTTGATGTGAATGGTCTTAGAGCCCATAAGAACTTAAACGCACCTGGTACTAGCTCCGCTTACATGGCTAACCATGACGGTCGTTACTGGGTTGAGGATAGTGCTTTCTTCGGACTTATTAAGAACGATCGTTTAGCAACTAAAGAAGAGGGCGCTCAAATCGATGCTGCAATTAAGGCTAAGGAAGCGGCAGATGCTGCAAAGAAGAAAGCCGAAGAGGAGCAAGAACGACTTCAAAAAGAAATCGACGATGCCAAGAATGGTCTTACCAATAATGAAGCTATCAATAAAGCGAATGAAGAAGCTAATAAAGCCGCTAAAGCGCAAGAAGCAGCGGCCAAGAAAGCAGAGCAAGCAGCCGAGAAATTGGCAAGTTCGGTAGAACGTCTTAACGAGCTTATCCGTAGTCTTACTCTTCAATCTTTGGAGATTGATGGTAGTCAGTATGAAATCGACAAGCTCAACGCTAAGAACCAATACGAAACGAATAATAAGAACATCCGTGAGATTATTCGTTCTGCAGCCGGATTAAATGGTGGTACTGGTCAAGCGTCAAGTGTACTAGAGGCGGCTAATGCTCAGTTAGGTAAGAAGTACGTATTAGGTGCGGAAGGGGACTGGGCTACAGATTGTGGCAAGCTATTCGCAGACAGTATCAGAGAATCATTCGGTGTTAGTACTCCTAGATATGTTCCAGATATTATGCGAGATGCTAGAGCAGTTGGTGCATGGCATGATGGTGGTGATGGATATGTTCCTAAAGCCGGTGACGGTGTAGTTGTACTTGGTGATAACCACGTAGTCATTGCTGATGGTAATGGCGGTTATACTGGTGCAAACTCTCATGGACCTAATGGTGTGGGACCTGGACAAGTACTTCAATCCAGTTCTATTGAAGGCGATTTCGGCGCAGTAACAGGTTATGTAGATACCGCACTATATGCAAAAGCGTATGGCGGTAATGTTGGTGGCGGATGGGGTAGCTCAATCGATGCCTTAAAAAATGCTAATGCTAAAGCGTTGGCTAACTCCAATCTAGTAGCAGAAGCTAAGGCTAAGAATGAAGAGGTATATCAAAAGAAACTCGAAGAAGCTGACCGTAATCAAAAGATACGCGTTCGTAAGATGAACGAGGAAATTTCGAAACTTGACCTTGAGCGCACAGGCGATCGCTTGCAATTACTCAAGACGGAAGCTGAAGCACAAAAGGCTCAGATTGACGATAACATTCGTGAGTACACAAAAGCAGTTGGTGACAAGACACTAGCTGAGAAGAAAGCTAATGCTGAGAAGTTAAAGATTACTGCTGAAACCAATCAGAAAATTCGTGAGTTAGCATACACGCAACTCAACGAAGATATCGATAAGCAGTCTAACTTAGTAAAGCTTGGCCGTGTATCCCAAGAGGATGCAGACAAGGTACTAGACGAGTCCCTTAAGTCTTATATCGCTTATGCACAGTCTGAACTTAATGAAGCTCAATTAAGCGCTACACAACGCTTACAGATCGAGAAGAATTTAGTTGAAGCTCAACAAAAGTTATGGGAAATGGTCGGACGTAATCTACGTACTAGCTTACAAGAAGGCGCTAGACAGTATAGTTTAGAGGTAGTGAACTATGGCGACCTAGCTAAGTCTACCTTTGATAGTACGATGAGCAGTATTAACTCCTCATTTACTAGTCATCTAGAAAACATTGCAACTGGTGCTGAGTCATTCGGTAAGGGGCTTAAAAATATCTTTAAGGATATTACAAATAGCATTATTAAAATGCTTGTTAACCTTTCATTCCAACAGTATGTACAACCTAAGCTACAAAGCCTATTCGGTGGAGTGGTAAGCGGTATCGGTGCTATTGGCGCCGGTCGTGGCGGTGTATCTTCGTTTGCAAGTGGCGGTTCTTTCAGTTCAGCATTTACAGGCAATAGCTTCGGTAAGTTTGCAAGCGGTGGTATTGCTCCTGCAGGTATGACATTAGTTGGTGAGAATGGCCCAGAGCTTTTACAGTTCAACTCCTCACACCGTATTTACAATGCGAGCCAAACACGTAAGATGATTGGCGGCGAAGGAGCTAATAAAGTAACGGTTAACATCATCAATCAATCTGGCCAACAACTAGATAGCCAACAACAAGAAACTAAGTTTGACGGCGAACAAATGATAGTTGATGTAGTAGTATCTAGTCTTATGACAAACAAAGGAGGTATGCGTGATGCCATTAAGGCAGCCGCAGTATAGCGTATGTTAGAATTCCCAAACATAAGATATCCGATATACCCTATCGATGAAACAACGCCTGATGTAAGTCGTAAGGCTCAGGTAGAAAATATGACGATGCTAACCCATCGCAAAACTACGAAAGCGTTACGATCGTATTCAGTGAATTATAAAATCCCAACTACAGAGTATGTCCGCTTAAGAAATTTCTTTGACCAGGTAAATACTGCAGAGATATTCCTTTGGACACACCCTGAAACACTGGCAAAGATTAGAGTTAGGTTCGCTGACCAACTCCACTTCTCCGCTAGTGATTATGGTATATGGAATGGTTCTATTCAATTACAGGAGGCTTAGATGTTAACGTTATCAACTGCATCAATCATCGAAAAAAATAAGATATCCTCCACTGGAGCATGGGTAATGGCTATTGAACTTCACCATCCGGAAGGGAATATCCTCCTCGTGAATAACACAGAGGACTTAACCTTAGCCGGTAAGAAGTACACTGCCTTTCCGTTCAAGCTAGAGGATATCAACGAGGACACTAAGCAGATGCCGAACGTTAAACTCTCCGTAGCGAATGTAACTGGTACTATCCAACGGTTAGTAGAAAAGAATAAAGGCCTCACAGATTGTGAGGTCAATATTCGTATCTTCAATACTAACCTACCGGACATTATTGAACTAGAAGAAACGTTTATCATCAATGCATCCCAATCTAAAGCAGACTGGGTAGTGTTCACATTAGGTACAGACTTCTCATTCTCTCGTAGGTTCCCACCTGTTAGGGTAATGAAAGACTACTGTCCTTTCAAATTTAAGTCTGTAGAGTGCGGATACAAAGGGTACGCACAATCATGTAATAAAACTCTAAAACGCTGTCGTGAGTTAAATAACAGTGTTAGATTTGGCGGTGAGCCAACAATACCACAAGGGGGTTTATATGCGTCTAACTCTAAATAACCTAGTAGGGACTCCGTGGAAAGAGTTGCCTTGTTGGGAGCTTGTGGTAGAGGTGTACAAGAGAAATGGTATTCATCTTGAGCCATACGCAATGTATTGGCCAGATATGAACTCTCCTTGGCACGAAGTCAAGGAGCCAGAAGTAGGGGACATAATTGTCATGAACCTCTACGGTAATAATGCTGATCATATCGCAGTGTATGTCGGCGAAGGTAAGATGATACATTCTACCGAATATGCGGGTGTATGTATCGTACCAATGGACAGATTAAGAAAACGTATATTAGGAGTGTACAGGCACAAGGAGGCTCAAAATGATTAGATTAGTAATTGCTCGAAATCCATTCGACCTTACCACTAGACAAGAGACCCTTGTGCCTTTTGTTGAAGGTAAGACACTCAACCAATATTTCACTGAACCAGGCGAATGGGTGTACTCCATAAATGGTGAGTTAGTAGATGATACCGCATCACCTACAGACGAAGCCTATGTAGTGGTATTGCCTAAACTTGAAAAGCAGGCATTCGCTATCTTGTTATCTATTGGTTTATCGATAGCGACTGCCGGTATCGCCTCCGGTGCGATATTCGGTATTACAAGCGTATTAGGTCGTACATTAGCAGCAATGGCCATCGGGATGATTGGTAACGCGATCATATCTAAAATAGCTACACCTAAGACAGATAGCTCTAATACAGAGCAGTCCGCTACTTATGGGTGGCAAGGGGCACAGACGATTATTGGCCAAGGTCATCCTTTAGCCATTACTTACGGAAAGTGTAAAAGTGCCGGTATGCTTATATCTCGCCACGTAACAAGTGACGGTGAAAAACAATATCTTAACTTATTATACTGCGCCGGAGAGGGCCCTATTTCCGCTATAACGGACGTTAAATTGAATGGTAACCCTATTGGTAACTATAAGGAAGTTCAGCTCGACGTAAGACTCGGCACAAATAACCAAGAGATTATCCCTAACTTTAATGATAACTATGCTGACCAACCATTGACGTATGAGCTTACGAATGACTGGTCAATTCATCAAACGCAAGGTAACTTATCTACCGCGCTAGAGGTTACTTTATCACTACCTAACGGGTTGTACTACTCAAATGATAAGGGCGGATTAAGTGAAACCTCAGTCACCATTGAAGGTGGCTATCGTAAAGTTGGCTCTGCAGAGTGGATACCGTTACCGATTAGTAACAATGGTGGCCAAAGTGCCATGCTTGAAAAGACAGATAATCGTTGGTTTAAACGAAATAGTCATTCAAGAACGTCTATCGACAATAGTCAATATACTGGTGTTATCAAGGATAGCTCGAATAAAGCTATCTATCGTGTGTTCCGGTTCGATGTAAAAGAACCAGGACAGTACGAAGTCCGTATGCGATGCGCACATAAAGACGGCAATTCTAACCGCCATGTGAACAAAGTATACTGGTCACAGTTAACTCAGATTGTCTATGATGATTTCATTCATCCTGGTAAGGTACTTATCGGTATCAAAGCATTAGCTACTGACCAATTAAATGGTAACGATCCAAACGTAACATGGATACAAGAACGTAAAACCGTATGGGTGTTTAATACCTACACCGGCGCATATGAGTCTAAACCGGCTAATAATCCGGCATGGGTTTGTTACGATATCCTTCATCATTGCCGTAAGATTGGCGATGAGTATGTAGTTAAAGGTGCTCCTCGTGAACGCTTCGTATATGATGCATTTAAGGCGTGGGCTGATAAGTGCGACGAAAAGCATATTACATTTAACTACATTTACGACAATGCTAGCCAAGTATGGGACGCGCTTAAATACGCTGAGAACGTAGGTAGAGGTAAGGTAATACCTCTAGGTACTCGGTTCAGTTGTATTTACGATTATGCTGCTACACCTACTCAGTTATTTACAGTAGGCAATATCAAGATGGACTCTTTCATGGAAGAGTTCCAGGCTACCTCATCTAGGGCAAACGCTATCGAGGTATCATTCCTAAATAAAGCTAAGGACTACGAGCGCGACGTGCTTCCTGTATTCAGTGAAGAATATGACGTTACTACATCCCTTGCTAGTCCAGCGCAAGTCGAACTCATGGGATGTGTGGATGTAGACCAAGCCTATAATTACGCCAAACACTACCTAAGAGCGAATAAGTACGAGGTGCGCACTTGTACCTTTGAAGCCTTTACAGACGCCATAGCGTGTACGATAGGGGATGTAATCCTATTACAGCATGATGTGACAGACTGGGGGCAGGGTGGTCGTGTAGAGTCTGCTGTAGGCAATAAGGTAATCCTTGATAGAGAGGTTACTTTTGAGCAAGGTAAGACTTACAGGCTTATGGTACGCAACGCTAAAACGGATGCATTAGAGTCTTACAACGTAACTGGTGTAACCGGTAAGACCTTAACGCTTGCTAGTAATGCAGTCATCCAGACCGACGATTTATATACCTATGGTGAGGCAACCAAGGAAGCTAAACCGTTTAGAGTATTGTCAATCAGTAAGTCCAACTCTGAAATGACTCGTAAGATATCCTGTATCGAATACTACCCTGAGTTGTATGCCGGTGATGATGGATCAGTACCAATCATCGACTATACAACGAAATCTGACGTGATTAAGGTTATTAATCTTGTGTTAATCGCTGACGTTAAGACCTTAAAGGACGGTACTGTACTTTGTGATATCAATGGTACTTGGCAACTGCCAAGGGGTAAAGTGGCCAAAAACATCATCGTGTATTACAAGCCTGTTACTGCTAAGGAGTGGCAACAGTTTAAAGTATTAGACGGTAGCGCTACTAGCGTGACTATTCCAAGTGTGGCAACTGACGTTAACTACGACGTTAAGATTGTATGTACTAATAACACAGGTGCTGCATATGAGGGCGTAGAGCGTGCGGTGTATGTAAGCGGTAAGGAAATACCACCGGCTACACCTAAAGGCTTTAAAGTGACTCAAGACGCAGTAAATAGTAGTGTACTGCACTTATCCTGGGAGCCTAATACAGAGGCTGACCTACATGGGTATACGCTATATGACGGCAATGGTGTAGTCCTTATTAAGCATATAGGAGGTACATCCTACTCGTACTTCATTCCTAATACTGGTAATTACCAATTCAAGCTATCTGCTATTGATACATCTGGTAATGAAAGTGGTAAGGCTGAGGCTCGTATCACGGCAACTGTATCCGCTGAGAGTGTGGCTACACCTAAAGCACCGGCTCGAGGTGAGGTGAAAATCGGTAAGACGATCACTGCTGCATGGGACCCAGTAGAGAACACCTACATCGATTACTACGAAGTTCGACTAGATAGTAATGTAGGGCAGTCAAATAATCTGCTAGCCAAGACTACAGATATTCGCTCTGAGATTAAGTTATCCGCTCGTAGAGGAGCTGTATTCATTTACGCACACAATCCTGTTAAGGGTTATGGTCCGGCGCTAAGACTAGACTATAACGCAGTAGTGCCTAAAGCTCCGACGAACGTCAAAGTAAAAGGCAATATTACAGGCGTGAGCGTGGTCTTTGACAGTATCCCAGATACTTGTATAGGCGCTAACATTTACATCGGCACAGAGAAGTATTTCGTCAATACAAACGTAAATATGATACCGCATGACCCAGGTGTATTTGATGTAAAAGTGGCTTACGTTGATGTGTTTGGTGAGGGTACGTACTCCAGTATTATTGGCAGTTCTGTACCGGCTAGTATTGACCCTTCGTTAATTAACGCTGAAGCGTTAGGCTTGGCGGATATCGACAGACGTATTAATGAGCTAGATAAATCTAGTAACCAATACGCTAAGGCCGTACAAGCCATGAGTCATGCACCTCAACTTATGCGTGATCCAATCTTTAAATCTGAGTTAGAACTTAGTTTGTATTTAAAAGATGGCCAACAAGTTACGCAAAAGTTCGGCAGTGCTAACGCAATCTATGATGATGTTGTCACAGGTGGTCGTATGGTAGGACTCATACCTGGCGATACTAAGTACTCCAGTATTGGCTACGGTGGGTTTAAGATTAAACCTAAACAACAATCCTTATTCGGGAAGCTGAATAATACATACATTGTTCGCATGGTTGCTAAGGTGAAACCATCAATGACGATTCATTTAAACAACAATGATATTGGTAATGGTGGCACAACCGGATGGATAACCGATAACAAGGGTACAGACAAGCCAGAAGAATATATTTTCTACTGGAAGTATGGCAAATCTTGGGTTGGTACAGATGCAAACAATCGAGAGTGCGGTTATGTGTACTTCAAGAATAAGTCAAACGCCAATACAAACCCAAACCCAAACTTTATCGCTTGGATTTACAAGATTGAAGTATTCGCAGTCGATGAGTACGACAATAGCCTAGATGATGTTAGAAGCTCCATTACACAACTATCCGGTAGTATTGACTCTAAGGTAACCAATGCTACAAGTGGTATGGCTACACGCATTACTCAGCTAGACAATGCGATTAAGTCACAGGTTATTACCGGTGATAAAGTCATGAGTGCTATCACCCAATATACAGGTGGTACACGGATTGACGGTAGGCTTCTGCATGTAACGGGCGAAGCTCTGTTTGACAATAACATCATTACCAACAAGATGTTAGCAGCCAAAGCTGTATCTGCAGATAAGATGGACGTCGGAGAGTTAAGCGCGATCAGTGGTAACCTTGGGACTGTAACAGGCGGTAAGATTATCGGCGGTACGATCCAAAATAAAACTGGCACATTCAAAGTTGACGCCAATGGTAACATCGTGGGGGCCAATATTACCGGCTCACGTATTGATGCTCAGTCTATCATGCAAGCCGGGTTTAAAATCAGAAACATTGATGTACAAATCTACAAAGTACGTCATGGTGACTGGTGTCCACTCCTAGAAGGCTTTACAGAGTCTCAATGTACGTTTATTCCTGTTGGCTATAAAATGACAGAAGATTATAGTGACGTAACAGGCGGTACTAGAGATGGTCGAGAAAAATGGGATATCGCTAATGGGCGAAGGATTGATTATTGCACAATGTATTTCCAATCTAATATATCGAGCGGATATCACGATACTAAGCCAACCATTGGACTAAATGGTCGTAAGGCTGTTTGTCAATCGATATGGTATAGTTATTTCAGCAATCGAGACGATAACGGCTATCATAAACATATCTCCTTTGGGGAACTATACGTTCTCGGCATTGGTAAAAAGTAGTGTTACAAACCATAGATTAGACGATAAAAAGGAGGACATATGGTCGAACAAGATTTAACACTCCACGCTGGACAAGACTTTTCTATCAGTTATGTAGTGCCACCAGAAAGTGACATGGATTTGAGTCAATATAAAGGCGCTTGTAAAATTCGCAAGCGCCCATATGACAATATGATATTAGAGTTACATTCTGTGGTAGAGTCTAAGCAGGTAAGGTTTTATATTTCTGGCCAAGAGTCAGCGGAGAAGAAAATAAAGGGTGGCGATTATATCTACGATGCGTTCCTTTATAACGATGACCACTGGCTAAAGATTGGCCAAGGTACGATTACGATCGTGCCAGATATTTCTATGCATGAGTAATGGAAGGTGGTAATTTATCATGGCAGATAACACATTAACTTTGAAATTTGATGAGACCTCAGCAGTGGCCCTTGCTGAGAAAATAGGCGAAAAAATTGTACTACCCATCGTTGATGGTGCAGGGAAAAGCGCTTATGCTATTGCAGTTGCTCATGGATTTAAGGGGTCTGAGCAAGATTGGTTAGATAGCTTACGTGGCCCTAAAGGTAACCCAGGTGACAAAGGTGACCCATTTAAGTTTAGCGACTTTACACCGGAACAACTTAACGCAATTAAAGGTAAGAAAGGTGACCCAGGTGACACTGGCAGTGCTGAAAAATCAGCTCAATTCTTAAAAGAGCATGGCATATGGCTCCAAGATACAAATGTAGATACCGTACTAAAAAAAGTTATTGAGCTATCCAACTGTCACAATAATTTCGTGCCTAGAAATTTGGAATTTGTACAGCCTGCCGCTGGGGCCACTTACATTGACTTTACAGGAGAGCCTCATTTCAAGCTATCCATTAACGGCGGCGAAAAACGAGAGTTCCAATCTGATAATATGCGCGTTTCGATTGATAGTACCTTGCATAGTACTATCACAGTCAACTACTACGACCTAACCGATAATATCATAGGCACTTATGTTATTAATTTAGTAGTCAACAATGAGGAATACAATTGGGGTTCATTAGTCGAAACTAAAGAAATTTCCAAGGGTGAAACAAAAGCAACGCTACAAAAGTACGAAAACGGTGCAAAAATCATTGTTACAAAATTTGATACTAGCGTGTATGAGCTTGAAATTAATAATGTATACTCAAATATGATAAATAATAATGGCTTGCGTAATATAAAAACAATCGAACTCGATTTAACAAAACTGCCTATTGTTAGCAATAAGGGGTATTGGCTCGCATCTGGCGATATATTCCGTGTATTCAATGATCAAGACTACGTTATGTTGAAAGTCAAAAAAGGCCAAATTGTTACCTCTGGTATGGGGTTTGGCCCATCATCTTATGGAACTGCTGAATATCTTAACAGCGGCACCAATGTCAAAACAACTGACGTAAAATTGCAAATTAATGACTCTAACGTAGTAACTATTGGAAATCGAGAGAGAGCTAGATATTCATTCACTACAAATAGAATTGAGAAAATTGGTTAGCACAATGTAAGTTATCACAATGTAAGGGGGTGCATATCTCATTTGGACTTGGCAGTTTGAGTTGAATGACTTGCTTACGACATTAACTATCGTAGGCATCGTAGCAGGTGCAGGATATCGGCTTCTGATAGTTCCGCTATTAGACCGTATTGAATCGCAACGGAAACAGGATAGCGTAGAATTCACAGGCAAGTGGAATGCATTGTTTGATACACTAGGTGAGCTTAAAGACGAAATGAAGCAGTCACGTGCTGAACGTACTGAGTCTGCAGCTACCTTTATGATGTTAACCACACGGCTCGAATCTATGGAAAAGCGAATTAATGAGTTAAGGGAGGAACTACATGAACATACCGCCTCGGCTCATGGACAGCGCTAAGAAAGTATTTCAATCTGTTAGGGTGGCTAATATCCACCCTACAGGTGTATTAGCAACGAGGGCATTAGTCCTCGTCATGCTAGTACCTATATTGTTAGTAGTCATCGAATATGTAATGGCGTTTGCCACAGGGTATGTATCCGATGAAACAGGGAAATTAATTAGCACAGGTATTAATATCATTGATCATATCTTTATCCCAAGTGTACTAACTGCCCTTGTAGGGTTCTTAGCGCTTTGGATAGACAAGGATAATAACGGTATCCCTGATAAGCTAGAAGAACAACCAAAGGTACCACCTGTGATGGAAAGGGGGAGTGCGGATGATAAACGTTAGTTTAAGCGACTTAAACGACTATTGCAGTAGGGCTTTAGGTTACATTGATAAAGTATATCTACACTGGACTGCAGGCCGATATAACCAACAATTTAATGATTACCACATCAACATTGATGGGTGTGGGAATATTTACATTGACGGTGAATTGACAGACCATAAAAGCCACACATGGATGCGTAATGGTAGAGCTATAGGTATATCCTTAGATTGCGCATATGGTGCTCAATGGGTAAATGACTTAGGTGATTATCCGCCAACTGCTGCACAAATTGAAACGCTAGCGCAAGTGGTCGCAGTATTATGTGTAGACTTAGGACTACCTGCTAGCATTAGCAACGTGTTAACTCATGCTGAGGCAGCGGATAACATGGACGGATTTTACGCACATGATCCATATGGGCCAACTACTACATGTGAGCGTTGGGACTTATGGGTAGTTACCCAAGGTGATGAACCTGGAAGTGGTGGCGATGTAATACGAATGAAAGCTAAATATTACGCTCAGCAATGGGGCAGTAATATATAGGGGGTATATATGTATGAAAAAATCAAGTCTACAGTTACTGGCTATCCTAAGCTTTATTATATTATCGGTGCTATTGTGCTCCTCTCCATCTTTTGCCTCTGGTACATCTTCCACGAACCAACAGGAAGCAACAATCACGATTCCCTTAACACAGTGGAACGAATTGAAAAGCAACAACGAGAAAGCATTAAGCTTAATCGAGACATCCAGTCTTCCATTGACCGAGGCACAGTCCTTAGTCATGAAGCAAAGGGAAGAATTGAACGAAGCACACAATACAATATCGACATTGGAAACAGAATTAATGAAAGCCAAAATGCTATCCATGAAGCAAGAAGTTACCTTGTCAGAAATGCAGAACTCATTGACCGAATTGAAAGGGCAAATAGAGAACGACAAGAAAACAATCAAACGACTACGGATGCAGCGCAACCTATCTCAGATGGTGGGGGCGGGAGCAGTAATCGGAGTAGTGATTCATCGATAGAGAGGTGATCCAATTATCTCCATAGCGTGTAATGGTGGATACACGCAACTATCAACTATTAGTTGTCAGTTGAGCAGACGGAATCATGTGAACATGTTCCAAAACGGAACTAGTTGCCATAATTTTTATTCAAGCTAGCATGATGTTTGACCAAATTTATATAATAGTATATATTATATAAATCGTTAAAACTTGTTAAAATTTTAGAGTGTTGCTCAACTGTTGCTCAACCTTTTAAAAGTTTTAATGCTATAAACTCAATAATAATAAGGATTTAAAGTGGTAATGGAATTGTACTCCAAATAATTTGGCGCTTATGGGAAAACCACTCAGAATTGGGTGGTTTTTTCTTTATGACATGTCACTGTT